TTAGGAGTACTGTGTGTCATCCTTCCAGTAACTGCGCCATTCGTTATAACCTTACCATGCACTCTACCGTCCTTGCCTACAGACTCTAACCAGCTTTCAATCTGAGCTACACGTTTCTGTAGCATCAGGTACGTGGCAATCAACTGAGCTTCCGGTAGAGGAACCTTAGCAAGCACAGACTCATCGACAATAGCTTGACCCTTCTCAGTAAACACCTTAGGCTTCCATCCAAGTTCCATCAGCTTCTCTCCAATTTGCTTTCTACTTCCGGGATTGAAAGTATCAATGCAGTCTTTGATGGGCTTTCCACTTGTCTTGTGGAACCTTGGTGTGACTGTTGGAGGCCATCTCTCTTGCATCTGCTCATAGATTCCAGCCATCTTTCCTTTGATATCAGCAAGTAAGCAAGTGGTATAGACCTGATCGAGTTTGAATCCATTACGTGTCTGCTCCTCAATGATAGCTGCTACCTTATGCTCAAGAGTAAGGCTTTCTTGTGAAAAGTCTTTCGTAGTGAGTTCATTAGTAAGATGCTTATAAAGATCATAAGTGACCTCAACGTCCCTAATGCAATAATACTCCAGAAGAGCCATGTGAGGAACGTTGAAGCACTCACCTTTGTATTCCTCTCTTTTGTCCATTAACCATGTCCATACCTTTGCGTAGTCAATCTTATTCTTCCCGAGTCTCGTTCCCCATGCGTCTAAGCTGTGACCGTTCTCTACTGAGGGATCTAGCAGTCTTGAGGCTATCAGTGTATCGAACACTTGGTTCAAGCGAATCTTCGTATTCCAAAGCCTGTTGAGTATCGAGAAATCGAAGCCTATTCCGTTGTGGGCTACTATCAATGTAACGTCCTTTAAATACTCCACGAGGCTGTCTGCTGCTTTCCATACGTTCACTTCTCCAGTGTCAATGTCCTTAGTTACCACCATCCAAATCGTGTTGTGATCTAAGGTTGTCTCGATGTCCAATACGATACGCTTCATACTCTGCCTTTAGGTCTTCATAGTGGTGAATGAGTAACTGATACTTGTCCTGCATTTCATAGTACTTAGTCTCCAAGTCCAACATTCTACCAGCTATTGTGTCTACGTCAATCATGTTACCTTACCTCGATAAGTTAGTTCAGGGCAATGATACACTGTATTTCTGAAGTCAGTCCTATAACGTGACCTGACTACATTATTGACATTCATCGACATGACAGCTCTCTTACGTTCTTTTGTGGCTGCTTTGTAAGCATTAACCTTGTCACGATTACGTTGAACCCACTCACGCTGCTTGAGCCTGATACGTTCCTTACGTTTCTCATGCACAGCCCATACGTCTTTAATGGTTCCTTTAGTCATGTGTTCTTCTCCTTGAGTTTGGCTTCAATGGCTTGGGCAATATTGACTGCTCGTAATCCTGCGACCATATAGGCATTGCCGTTGTCAACCATGACTGAATTTGTTTTAAACGCATATTCAATCTCCTCATCTGTCAGCCCCCGCCACGTAGTGGCATCAACCCATGTGCGCTGTGGTTGAATCTTGTGTCCTTCTGAAGCGCACACGCCTACCCGCAAACAATTTCCTGTTCTTACCTTTGGTTGCTCTGGCTCATAGTCCAGCCCTAACTCTCTGGCGTTCTCTGCCATCTTGTCGAGGGCTTCGTTGGCTAAGGCTTCTCGCAGGGTGATGATGGCTTGGATTCTTCGAAAAACCATGTGCCCATTTTCATCTTCGACCATTTCAGCAGGGTCAGCTTCCAACGCCTCCAATGCCAACTTCAATGCTTCTTTAGTCATTGCTTCATCCCCCTTGCTCTAATACGCTCAGGTATGTGGTGTTCAAGATGATTTTCAATACACCACTCAGCAATCTCAGCACATATCTTACGCTCTTGCAAGATAGCCAACTTTATAAAGTCTATTAACTCAATTTCATCATCTTGTTTTGCTTTGCTAATAATTTCATCTTGTGTCATTTTGCAGCCTCCATGTACAGACCCACGTTACCCAGTGCGTAACCTACAAAGGCTATACCCAGACCAGTATTCCCTTTGACGATCAAGTCTATAGCCACTACAGCATAGACAACACCTACAGCAGCGATTAACCATGCACTCATAATGTCTCCTCCTGCATCTCCACCATGCGTCCAGTATCCATGTCGTACTTCAGCACACAAGCTGGGCCTGTATAACCATTGTAACGATTCTTAGCCACAGCTACTTTAGTCTGATGTCTCTCATTGTCATCTGTTGCCATGCTGTTACGCTCCAATGTAATCACAGCATCACTCAGTTGAGCAATAGCACCTGAGCCTCTGAGCTGAGACAATGACACACTGCCACCATCTTCGTGGCCTTGGTTCCCTTGCAGTCTACGAAGGTGGCTGACACAGATCAAGGTAATCTCCAGCTCCTGCACCAGTGTACGAAGCTTCGTCATCATGTTATCAATAGCCTTACGCTCATCTCCATTGTCTTGACCAGATATAACAATACTGATATGGTCAAGAAAGATAACCCTGCAATCGCAAGCTTTAGCCATGTATCGGATTCTGTTGGCAATGTTGTCAACGTCACTGCTACCGAAATGGTCAAAGAGATAAACACGATTAGTGCCAAGTGTTGCATCGAAAGCATCTTTAAGTTCCTTCTCAGTGGTAGGTGTGTCAGGTAAGTGCAATAGCTTGTTAGCGTATAAGCTCATGATACTTCTAGCTGTCTTACGAGTGGACTCTTCAAGGAATAATCCTCCAACATTCCACTTAGTAGTGTTCAGTATATTGAACAATATCTCTCGCAGGAATTGACTCTTACCTAAGCCTGAACCTGCTGTGACTGTGATTAACTCCGATGGACGCATACCATAGAGGAGCTTATTTAAGCCCTTCCAAGGATACATAGCCTCAGCCTTAGCCTCAGGTTTAATGACTTCCTCCCACAGTGATGCAGCATTGATGATGCCATCTGGGATGTACACCTCAGCTCTCCACCACTCATTCACAAACTCTTTGGTAGCACCAGCAATCAGATAGTCACAGGCATCTTTGTAGCCACTCAGGTGCTTCACAATCTTAGCCTTGTTACCGAACAGTTCAGCTACTTCCTTAGAAGCCTTCTTACCCGGCTCATCAGCATCAAAGCAGATGACAATGCTATCGAAGGAGTTAAGCCACTCATACTGTGCCTTGCAGTCCTTTAAAGCGGCCTGTGCACCGTTTCTGACTGACACCACAGGGTAGAGGCTACCATTCATCTGAAAAGCTGCTAGAGCATCAAGTTCTCCCTCAGTGATGGTGACGGCCTTGCCGCCAGCGTGAAAGAGCTGTTGACCGAAAAGCCTAGCATTCGTGAATGTTCCAAGAATACTGAAAGTTTTGTCTGCCACTCTTCTAAGTTTTGCGGCAACAACTCCTCCGGTATCGTCAGTGTAAGGATAAAAGTGCTGTCCATTATCTTGTGTTACTCCATATTTCTCACAGGTTTGAAGGGTAATACCTCTATCAGGTATTGATTTAATCTGACCTTTAATCTCTAGCATTGTTTGCTTTCTCGGTGCTACTGCATCTTGCATAACTGATAACTCACAAGCATCAGTTTCATGTTCTGTCTTACCACAGGCAAAACAGTGTGTATGGTTGTCATCGTACAGAGAACAAGCATCGGAGCTACCACAGTGTTCACAGGCTATGTGCCTAATGAACTTTGAAGGTGGGTTAGGCTTACGTACTAGGTTGAGTTTCATTTGTAGCTATGTCCTTACGTAGTTCTTCAATGACCTTCAATGCTCTCACATCGAGGTAGCCATAGTAGATTTCACCCCTAAGCTGGAAGGCAGTGAAATCCTGTAATAGGGCTAGACAATCAGCCTTTAACTTGTCATCATCCTCATGGGCATCACCAAAGTGTGATGGGAAAGGCCAAGGTTTGTTATCGTCAATAGTCATGTTCATTTACTCAATACAAGTTTAATTAAAGCTACAATTAAGACAAACAAAGCCATTACCATAGCAGAGGGTGTTCATCGTTCTCTTTGGCTACAACGTAACCACTGTGAACCTTATTCAAGACAGCCTCAGATACATGAGACATTACCTTATCACGACCATTGTTCATGACTAATTCAGCCATGCTATCAATGACAGACCAATACCAGCATTCATACTGTACCAAGTCCATGTCAATATCATCATTCTCATCAAACAGTTCGATAGACATAAAATTATCCTTTCAATGGGTTTATAGTCCAACTTTCACACTTTAAAGTCTTTATAAGTATATTACTTAAATAATACTTATATAGTGTATTTAACTTCTATGAATCATCCTAGATACTTTGTAGTATCTTTAAAGTAAGGGTAGCACACAAAGTACAGATTGTCAATGGTCTCCTTCAGTGTTAGTGTCGCTAACGTGACAGTCATCCTGTTCTTCAGTCTCAGCACTGTCATCAATATCGTCTGAGGATATTAAGTCCTTCCTATCCTTTGTAGGTAGGTGAGAGTCAGCCTGTACAGCTTTAAAGCACTGCTGACATAGATCAATGAAGCTTCCAGTCACTGCGTGTTTACGTGTTGATTCGTAATCCGTTAGAATCCTATCACAACATAGACATTTCATACGTCTTCCCTCACTTCAATCAAGTCCATTTCCTCAGGGTCATACCCTAGCTGCTCATAGACCATGCTTTCAGCTTCATCCTCATTGCTGGCATAGACCCACACCTCATTTGTCTCACTTACCTTAAAGCAGTATTCATTCATGGTTAAATATCCTCACTTTGTAGAGTCATTTTAAAGTCTAACTTATCACCTAATTCATTGAACTGCTCTCTGATGGGTTCCAGTAACTTTTCTAAGTCATGGTCAGCCATCAAGCATTCAAACTTAATGGTTATCACTTTATTTAGGAATTTACCCTCACCTGAGTAACCTTCAATGGAGCCTTTTGTGTAGTACATGGCTATCTACCCCTTACCTAATAGTCAATGAAGGCTTAGAGAGGCCATAGATAGCCTCTAAAGTGCTATTGTTGTCATGGTCAATGGTCTGTTGTTCAAGATGTTCAGCTTTATATTTCTTTGAAGCCTCCCATTGAAGGTTCTCCCGTTGATCGTTTGAGATCACCTCAAGTACATCGATGCCCTGATACATTGCAGAATCCAAGTCCCTACAATCCCCGTCTTCGTCTATTTGACATTGAACGTCAACAATAGCACCTGAGTCCTCTAATTGACCTACAAAGTGAAAGGTTATTGTTTCTACTGTCATTGTGTTGGTTCCTTTTTACGTGTTACATGGTTAGCCAATAGCCAATTATCACCTAGATTTCTGATTGATCTCACCCACTTTAATTGATAGCTTCGCCTTACGTGCTCCGGTACGTCATAAGACTTGAATAGTTCCCGTGTGTGTTTTAGTAGTTTAGTATTCATTGTTTAACCTTTTTAAATGTAACAGTTTTACCTTGTTGTTTCTCAAATAGAACTTGAAATTCTGCCTGCTCTTGTGAAAATAGCGTGTGAATCAGCTTTCCCTTGTCATTGTAGACCTTCCATACTGGCTTACCGTCAAGCCTTCCAGTATCAGGCAGATAATCTTGTTTCTCTTCGTCAAAGAATGACCATCCCTCCCAATGCCTCCGGTTATCGTCACAATCAATCACCAGTGAATATTTACGCTTACCAATAACTAGAGAATTATGATTCCTCTCAAAGCTACCGTGTCCAATGTCACCGCTGGCATACTGACCGTATTTAGGAAACAAGACATACCAATGACTGCGTTCTAGATCGACAATCAATTCTAGATTGTGCTTATAGACTTCGACGTTAAAGTGTTTAATCATTTTAAAAGTTCCTAAAATCTGCAGGCTTCTCAGCCTCTAAAGCTTCAAAGGTTTTAGGTGTTCTGACCTCTTGAGCGTACTGCATAGCCTGTAGCCAAAGCTCCCAAGCATCTTCGATACTGTTCCAGTATTCAGCCCCTTCCCTGACCAGTTGCCGATCTCTAAAGTCACCCTCTTGAGCCTTGTCCATGTATTGAAAGAAGTACTCAAGCTCATGAGTGGGTGCATTACCCATACAAAGCCTATATGCCTCGATAAATGCTTGTTGTTGTGTGTTCATGCTGTTTCTCCCTCTTTGTAGGCTTTAATGTCCTCTTCTTCAGCATAATCTAAAAACATATGCTCAGCAATCTCGAACCAGTTAACGTCTGACATAAAAGCCAGTGCATAGTCTTTAGCTAAACCTTCAGGACTTGTCTGCTCAATGATCTCATGTGCATATTCTTTCAGGGAATCAGCCAGCCAGTCCATCATTGAGGCTTGATCGTCTGAGAAGTTATCGAATGGGTCAAAGCCATCAAAGATCTTAAGATTGACCCTCCATGTAGCGTAATTAGTCCAACCGTTGTATTTTGTATCAGTCATCATGTTTCCTTAAAAGGTAGGCCATAGCCTGCGTTACTGCAACAGCGCAGTGCATAGCAGTCTGTCACACTGCTACACAATAAGCTGTCACTCAAGAGACAGTGACAGGTATGTAACCTTGCCTTCGTTGTTATCCCTTGCCTTAGCATATGAGACACGCCTAGAGCTACCGTAAGCCTTTAACACTGCGTTCATGTGTGAGGCTGTTGTTCGTGTGTAGAAGCCTCCCCAGTCTGTCACAAGTTGACCCTGTTCGTTACGGTAGACGATGACTGTACGGTGTAGCGTGTAGCGTTGACCGTCCGTGTGTGCATTGTGACAATGGGCTGACTTCCCGTTGACGAAGGCTTGTGCTGTTTGTTCAATAGTTGACATGATAATAACCCTTTACTTTGTGAGGACATCGAAATAAGCGAGCGCACCGCCTGCAAGCATTAAACCCAGCAGGACAGCAAAACAGACATCAATAATTTTATCTAGCATTTTATTCACCTTTTGCATAGTTACGGAGAGTTCTAATATATCCCAGCTTGTCACTGTGATTTTGTATGTTCCCTTGCCATGCCACCACAATTATGCCAGACTTGCGAACGCCTAAAAAACGCCCCTTATTGGCCTTGTCTCCGGCATATACCATTTGTCCGGCTTGCACATACTTGAGCAGATCTGCAGGGATAGCCCATATGTCAAATATAGATTGATATTTCATTTTAAACCTCCGAAGTTTCTATGTCATTGATGAGTCGTTGAAGCTTGTCCTGTTGTTGAACCAACAGTGACCAACTATATGAGACATCGCTTGTCTCTGTCAATGCCTCTTTTGTTTTCTCTAGGCAGTCTCTGAGTTCCTGTAGTGTCCATCCGCTAGGTATTGGAAGACCTTTGTAAACGTCTGTAGTCAGTGTGTGATATTGTTTCATGATATGATTTCCTTTAGTTTGTTGTGCCACAACCACGACCACCAGCTTCACCAGTTGCCCAGTCTAGCAGGTCAAATGCGTCTTTGTACTGCAGTGTCTTCTTGACTGGTGCTTCAAAGCGTTGGCCTCCACGGATGTACCGTTGTGCCTCAGCGTCCTTCTTAGTCTTCGAGATGATCGAGTATGCGTCTGCATCGTCTAGGCACTCGCAGTACCAGTATGTCAGTGTTGCCATGATGTGCTCTCCTTTAGGTTAGTAGGTCAGCTCCTTGCCTTCCTTGTCCTCTATTATCCAGAGCAACCTTACACGAAACTTACAACTGTGGGTTTGTTCATACTTTTTCTCACAGACTGTATGAGTTTTCTTCATAGTGGCTGGAAGCCTCTAGAACGGCCTCTGAGCTGTTTTCACTGTTTTGGTCACTAACCCCTTGGCAAATGTTATCCACACCACAACTCATAGTTATCCACAATTCTAGGTCTTATATAAGACTTTGCCTGTGCATAACTTATACCCCTAGCAGTATATTATCCACACCCTGTTGATAACCTGTGCATAACTTTAGTGTTGCTTTAAAGAGACACTGTATACCCCTAGGAGTATATACTGATACCCGTAGGAGTACTTCAGAGGATCCTACATAGCCCCTCACATGATCCTAAATGCGAATGATTCTCATTAACGTTTCATGCAACTTTAGAGATCATAAGTGTACATATGAACTACAGAGTTCACATTGTGACTACGCAGTCTACATTGTGACTGCTCAGTCTATAAAGTGACTGGGGGGTATGCCTTGTCTTTGGAGATTATTATTGCAGGAGCCTCTGAAGTACACAAAAAAGAGTATGTGAAGTACACAAAAAAGTAAATATAGACTTTGACAGACACCAGAGCTAACTGTATGATAAATATAAGAAAAGTATTACAAGAGAGGGTCAACCAGACACCCTAGGAAAGGGGAACGCTAATGCTGAACTACAAAGTACTACAAAGTGAACATAAGTGTGACTACAATCACATGAATAGTAAAATATATGTAAAAGAGTTAGACATAACATGGTAAGTCAAGACATAAGTGTGATACAATATTCTTCATAGGATATAATTGAGTTTACTAAGAAGCCTGACCCCACTTCTAAGTTGAGACTAAGTAGTCTGAGATGTACACCCTAGTAGGGGAACATAGTAGTTAAACACACTTAAATTAAATATTATAAGTAAATTAATATTAATTACTTATATAAGTATCTTATAATGTTAATGTCTATGAATCGTATATGTAACTTTAAAGTACTTTAAGTGCTTTATATGTCTGGTATTAATATGTCTCCCATTTAAGGATAAAGACTTTAGAATGACTAAACCAACGGGTAATAAGAGAGGTCGTACCTCAACTAAGGAACTTAAGTCCATAACTGAGAACCGTAGTGTAGGTAGACCTAAAGGTGATGCAGCCATCATCAATGAATATAAGCTTAGAATGCTTAACTCACCTAAGAGTGCTAAGGTTCTAGAAGCTATTTATGATGCAGCATTGAATGATGAACATAAGAATCAAGCAGCAGCGTGGAAGTTAATTGTTGATAGGATTGTCCCTGTCAGTGTCTTTGAGGCACAGAAGGCTGGTAACAATACACCAACAGTGTCTATCAACATTACAGGCTTAACGTCATCACCAACAATGGTGTCTACCAACGCTGAGGATGTGATAGATGTCTGAACGCAGTGCTGAACTTAACTTCCAACTGCTTAAGTGGCAGCAAAGTGTCTTTAAAGATACTACAAGGTTTAAAGTAGTTGCAGCAGGTAGGCGTTGTGGTAAGTCAAGGCTATCAGCAGTATCGTTATTGATTGAAGGTTTGAACTGCCCTGAAGGCTCAGCTGTGATGTACATAGCACCTACCTTAGGACAAGCTAGAACGATTATGTGGGACTTACTGCATGACTTGGGTAGACCAGTCATCAAAGCAAGTCACATCAATAATCTAGAGATAACCTTAATCAATGGTAGGAAGATTTTAGTAAGGGGTGCAGATAACCCAGATAGTCTCCGAGGAGTCTCACTTACATACGTAGTACTTGATGAGTGTGCCTTCGTTAAAGAAGATGTATGGCAGAAGATTATACGTGCCTCACTGTCAGACAAGAAGGGTAGAGCTTTATTCATCTCAACACCATCAGGTCGTAACTGGTTCTATGATACTTTTAATCTAGGACAAGATGAACAAGATGAAGAGTGGAAGTCATGGCACTTCACCACTCAGGACAATGAGACTATTGATCCTAAGGAGATTGAGGCTGCAAAGCGTACACTGAGTTCCTTTGCATTCAAGCAGGAGTACTTGTCTAGCTTTGATACTGCAGGTGCAGATGTCTTCAAAGAGGAATGGTTTAATACTTCTGAGGAACCTAGTTACGGTACATACATTGTAGCCATTGACTTAGCAGGTTTTGAAGAGGTTGGTAAGAATGCAGGTGCATCTAAGAAGAGACTAGATGAGACAGCCATTGCAGTGGTTAAGCTAGAGGACAACGGTGATTGGTGGGTTCATAAGATTCAGCATGGTAGGTGGGACATCAGAGAGACTGCAGTTAACATCTTAAAGGTGATTAGAGACTTCCAGCCAACATCGGTAGGTATTGAAAGAGGTGCTCTAAAGAATGCAGTACTGCCCTACCTGAATGACTTGATGAGAAAGAATAACATCTATGCGCACATACAGGATTTAACTCACGGTAACAAGAAGAAGACTGATAGGGTTGTCTGGAGCTTACAAGGTCGTATGGAACATGGAAGGGTATCCTTCAATGAGAAAGAAGACTGGAGTGAGTTTAAAGATCAACTAATCATGTTTCCCACAGCTGGTGTACATGATGACTTGGTAGATGCTTTAAGTTACATTGACCAGTTAGCTATCACAAGCTACAACACAGACTACGAAGATGATGACTACGAAGTCTTAGACGTTAT